AAATTCTCTTACTGATGATCCAACAGCATGTCAATATCTCTCTAAAGAACTTAATTTAGAGAATCCTGCTTCATCTATTAAGATTTTAGTAGGTGCTCATATTCATCTTGATGCTGACATAAGAGCATTCTATGCTGTTAGTGATAAGCAAGGATTTAAACCTGTATTTACTCCATTCCCTGGATATAAAAATCTTGATAAGCAAGGACAGGTAATAACATCTAAAAATAATGATGGACAGTCTGATACTCTAGTTGTCAAGTCAAATTCATATGGATTTGAACCACAAGATATTGAATATAAAGATTACACATTCACTGCTGATAATCTACCTTCATTTAGATCTTACAGAATTAAAATTGTTCTGACATCTAAAAATCAGGCATACGTCCGTAGAATGAAGGATTTGAGGGTACTTGCTTTAGCATAACTATGACATTAAATAAAGTGAAAGACCAAAGTGATTTGGCAAGAGATCCGCAAACAGGATCTATAATTAATGTAAACAATTTAGATTATGAAAAATATGTAGCAAGTAGAAAAGTTAAAAATGCAAAAACAAAGCAAGTATCAACTATTGAAGAAGATCTTGTTAATCTAAAAAATGAGATGAATGAGATTAAATCCCTACTTAAAGAGTTAGTCAATGGCAACTAAAAAGATTACATTTGATCCCACTGCAGGTGTTCCTGTAGCATCGAACTTAACCATATATGGTGGTTCTAACTTTGATGCTACTTTTACAGTTGTAGATGTGGGTAATGCTCCATATGGATTTACAACTGCTTGGTCTGTCTCTGCACAACTTCAAAAGAGTGCTGGTGTAGCAGCAACTACTGTTCCAACTGCAACCTTTACTACAGGGATTAGTACAGGATCTATTACATTAGCATTAGGTCGAAATCATACTAGATCCATTCCACAAGGAAGATACTTGTATAATGTATTGATTAGTCCTGGTGTGGGACAAACAACTTATAATATATTAAATGGAAATATCATGGTTCAGGCAGGTATTTCTTCAGCACCATAAATATAGTGAAGGGGTAATAATCTAAATGGCACAACCAGGATCCAGAGGAGAATTTATAGATTATTGTAAACGGCAACTGGGTGCTCCAGTGCTGGAAATCAATATTGCCGATGAGCAAGTTGAAGACATCGTTGATGATGCCATTCAATTTTTTAATGAAAGGCATTTTGATGGTGTTTCTCAAGTCTATCTTAAGTATCAGATCACTCAATCTGATATTGATAGAGGAACTGCAACAATGGCAGTAGGCGAAGGAAATAAAATTGCTGGTATATCAACTACAACATCTGAAACAAAGATTGCTGGAGTAAGCACTTCTTTTAATTTTTATGAGAATGGAAATTTCTTACAGATGCCTCCAGAAGTAATTGGAGTAACTAAACTTTTTCATTTTGACGGATCTAATACTGTTACTAATAACATGTTCAGTGTTAAGTATCAGTTATTCTTAAATGATGTTGCTTTTAATCTTGGTTATCAAGGTCTTTTAAGTTATGCAATGACTAGGACTTACCTAGAAGAGATTAATTTTTTATTAACCACAGAAAAGCAGATAAGATTTAACCAAAGAATGGATAGATTGTATATTGATATTGATTGGGGTAGTGTTAGTAAAGGAGATTGGTTGGTTCTTGATTGCTTTAGGTTATTAGATCCTAATGATTATCCTAGAGTATGGAATGATTCATTCTTGAAGAAGTATACAACTGCCCTTATGAAGAGACAGTGGGGTCAAAATCTACTCAAATTCCAAGGAGTAAAACTTCCTGGCGGTATTGAATTAAATGGACGGCAAATCTATGATGATGGAGAGAAGGATCTCGAAATCATTAGAGAACAGATGTCCAACATGTATGAAATGCCACCATTAGATATGATAGGTTAATATAGTGCTTAACCCATTCTTCCAACAAGGTGCTCGTTCTGAACAGAATTTAGTTCAGGATCTAATCAACGAACAGTTGAGGATGTATGGTGTTGAGGTGCATTATCTACCTCGTAAGTATGTAACCGAAAATAAGGTTATAAGAGAAGTAGTAGCATCTAGATTTGATGATGCATATCCTATTGAGGCATATGTCGATACCTTTGATGGTTATGGAGACAATCCAACTTTACTATCAAAGTTTGGTATCGAGCAAACAAATGAAATAACACTTACAATATCAAGAGAAAGATTTGAGAATTACATCTCACCTTTGATGAAGAATGAGGCAGATGTAAAACTAACAACTAGACCCAAGGAAGGAGATCTAGTTTATTTTCCATTGGGAGATAGGTTATTTGAGATCAAGTATGTAGAACATGAGAAACCATTCTACCAGTTACAAAAGAATTATGTTTATGAATTAAGATGTGAACTCTTCCGTTACGAAGATGAAATCATTGATACAGGTGTTGATGAGATTGATAATGAGTTAGTTGGAGATAATATTGATGGTGATACAGAAGACGGCATTCCAACAATACTTGGTCCAACTCAAACACTTACATTGGTTGGTGTTGGTTTAACTGCTGCTGCTGAAACAAGTATTGTTGCCACTGGTGCTATCCGATATATTAGTATAACTGATAGAGGTGGTGGATACATCTATAGTCCCTCTGTAGGGTTCTCCTCTGCCCCTACAGGCGGTGTAACAGGTATTGCCACTGTAAGGATGATTGGAGGCATTGTAGCGTGTAATAAGAACGTTAACGAGAGAGCACGTTCTGTCCAAAATATAGACTTGGTAAATCCAGGTTCTGGATATACTGTTGCACCTTTAGTTCAGGTAACTGGTGGTGAAGGAACAGGTGCTGCAGGAACTGCTTATCTGGGTAATGGAACAGTTGGTATTGTAACACTTACAGCAACTGGTTCTGGATTTACTACTGCACCTACAGTTACATTCTCTGGTCCTGCTGGAGTTGGAACAACTGCTACTGCTGTTGCAATGATAAGTGCTGGTGGAACTATTACTTCTATCAATATAACTGATGCTGGTTCAGGATATGCATCTATACCTAATATTACAATATCTGATCCATCTATGGATTCTACTGGAGATTACATCTTTAATGAACAGGTTAAGGGTGCAAATAGTGACGCAACTGGTAGGGTTAGATCTTGGAACTCTACTACAAACGTATTAGAGGTTGCTTCTATTAGTGGAACCTTTGCTATAGGAGAAAAGATAGTTGGTCAGACATCTCTTGCATCTCATGCATTGAGAATAGTAGATGAAGAACCTACAGATGATGGTTATGCAGACAACTTTAATATAGAAACGGAAGCAGATAAGATATTAGACTTTACTGAACAGAACCCATTTGGTATTCCCTAAATATAAGTTACGAGGATAATAACCATGTTTGAGTATTTTTATAACGAAATTTTGAGGAGAACCATTGTTGCGTTCGGAACTTTGTTTAATGGTATTACTGTTAAGCAAACGGATTCCACAATAAGGGTTCCTTTGGCATATGGTCCAACTCAAAAGTTTTTAGCAAGATTGGAACAAGCACCTGACTTGAATAAGAGTACTGCAATTACTCTTCCAAGGATGTCGTTTGAGTTTACTGGTCTTACATATGATCCTAGTAGAAAAGTTACTACAACACAGCAATATACAGTAAAAGATCCAGATAATGGAAGTGAATCTAAAAAAACATATATGCCTGTTCCCTATAATATGCAATTTGAACTTGCTATTATGTGTAAGTTAAATGATGATGCATTACAGATTACAGAACAAATATTACCCTATTTCCAACCAGCATATAACGTATCAGTAAATTTAGTTGGTTCTATTAACGAGAAGAGAGATATTCCTATTGTGTTAGAAAATATTACAATGCAGGATGATTATGAGGGAGATTTTACTTCAAGACGAGTTCTTCTTTATACATTAAGGTTTACTGCTAAAACCTACATGTTTGGTCCTGTTACTTCTGCTACCAAGGATATCATCAAGAAGGTCAAGACTACATATATTTCTGGAGATTCCAAGAGCACTATGCGGGATATATCCTACACAGTCACTCCAAGGGCAACCAAGAATTATACAGGTGCAGTTCTTACCAATCTTGATGAAAACATTGGTTTAGGAGATGTTGTAATTCCTCTTGTTGATGGAAGTAAGATTCCTGCATTATCATCGTCTACCAAACTTTATATTAATATTGGAGATGAAGAATTATATGTCAAGAAGATTGAAGGTAATAGTATAACAGTTGAAAGAGGTCAGGATAGTACAGTTGCTGCTTCTCATCTAAAGGGAGCAGAGGTGAAATCTATCACTGCTGCTGACAATGTTCTCATTGAAGAAGGAGATGACTTCGGATTTGATGGATCAACAGAGAGTTGGCTCTAAATGGATAAAGAATATAATAAGTTAGATAAAACTTTTAATATCACTCCTGAAGTGGTAGAAGAAGAGATTGAGGTGGTAAAACCTGAAAAACCTGCTAGACTTACGCAGGATGATATTACTAAAGATTATGAGTATACAAGAGGAAATCTTTATAGTATAATAGAGAAAGGACAAGAAGCAATAAATGGTATTCTTGAGATTGCTCAAGAAAGTGAAATGCCTAGAGCATATGAAGTTGCTGGTCAACTTATAAAAAGTGTCTCTGATGCTACTGATAAATTGATTGATCTTCAGAAAAAACTGAAGGATGTCAATGAAGAAAAGGTATCAAAAGGACCATCCACAGTCAATAATGCACTTTTTGTTGGATCTACTGCAGATCTTGCAAAACTGATAAAGGGAGAAACCCCTAAAAAAGACTGAATAAATATACTTGTAGATGGAGTAGAAATACGTGCCACTTAAGAAGCCATCAGAATTTTACGAAAAAAATCCTAATTCATCATTTGATGATATAAAGGAAGAGTTGAAAAATGCTACACCTGAAAAGGTAGAGCGAATTTCTGAAGCTTTTGATTCGTTTAAGAGTAATTTAAATAATATACAATCACTTTCTGATTTTACAGAAACCTTTAATACCTTTAAGTCTAATGTAGAGAAAGTAGAAGGTTTATCAAATACTGTAGAAGAGATAAGAGAAAATATTCAAGATCTTATTAGTAAGAAGGATCTTGATGATTCTATGATGGCTCATCTTCTATTTGTAGAAGAGTCGATAAGAAATGTTCAAGATAAAGTAAAGACTGTTAATAGTAATACTTTATTTGATGTAAAGGAAGAGTTTAATACATTATCTGAAAAAGTAACTGAATTTTTNGGTGANGATGTNCCTGCATATAAGAAATTAATTGTAGAGTCTGAAACAAGAGTAGATAGTAGATTTGGCGATTTTAAGGAGGAAGTAACTGATGTATTTGAGACTTTAGGAACTGATATAAAAGAAGAAGTTTCTAATATTGCTGATAATATTAAAGGTATTAATGAAGAAAACCTTTCTGGTATTAGAGAAGATGTAAAAGGTATTGGTGATAAAGTTAAGACATTAGTAGAACAAGAACTACCTGAATATAAGAAGTTCTTTGCAGAGACAGAATTAAAGACAGAAGATAGATTAGCAGAGAATGAAGAGTTAGTAGAAGAAAAATTAAAGAAGGTTGAAGAGAATTATAAGCAAGGAATTAAAGGAATTGAGAAGGACGTAAAGCAACACAGAAAAGTCTTTAACAGAATCAAAAGATAAAGACTGAAAAAGGTATTAATAAGTTATTCAAAGAGTTAGCACAGGATATTGTTACTCTTGATGAAAGACTTATTGTTCTTGATACTGGTGTTACTGCTGTTCATGAAAGAGTAGAAGGTAAAGAATCTGAAGTTGATAAAGTATTATCTGAAAAGATAATTAAGATTGAGAACCTGGTAAAGGAATCAAAAGTTCTTTCTGATACTGTAAAGAGTGACTTTAAGAATAGAGAGATCTCTAGTGATAGGAAGTTAGAAGAGTATGCAAATACTTTAACTTCTTTTGCAGAAAAGATAACTGAATTAGAATCTA